ACAGCCGCAGCTTTTGAAAGCTCTCGCTCATTGTTGTCCAGAGCTTTAGCTTCATCAGCAACTTTTTTAGAGTCATAAATTGTTGCACTATTAAAAGCTTTTTGTGCATCTTCAAATTTACCTGCTTGCATTAAAGCAAGACCAGTCATCCTAGAAACATCTCCAAAACGATTTTCATCTACAGCAGTTTGCATTTCAGGAGACTGATACATCTTAGCAAGCTTGTCTCTAGAATCTCTGTCAGCTTGTATGCCAATCTCTGAGATTGTGTTAGCAAGTTTACTACGCTGAACGTTAGCTTGTTCTTGTTGTAGCTTGAGCTGTTGCTCTTGCATCTTGTTAGCTTCAACTTGCTGAACATTAGGCATTGCAGCCATGTTCTGCTGAAGCTGTAAAGCAGCATTGCTACCAGCAGCTACATCGGACATTAAGAGTGGCATATTATTTCCTTATCCACCAGTGTAGCCACTGAAATCCATACCAGCAGTAGGTGCGCTACTTCCACCAGCCATAGACGACATACCACCGCCTACCATAGAAGCGTTACCAGCATTAGCTGCTTGCATACCTAATACTTGTGCTCCAGTAGGATTGGTATACATGTTATTACCAAACAAACCTGAAGTACCAAGAGTACCCATACCTTGACCAAGAGCTTGCCAACCAGCTTGTTGTTGTTGCATACCAAGTTGAGCTGCAGCAGCAGGATTAAATCCAGCACCAGCACCACCAGACAACTGACTCAAATAGTTAGTCATAAAACTAGAGTAGCTTTGTTGACCAAGCTTCTGTAGGGCAGCTTCTTCATTACCAGAGTACAACATACCAGAGGTAGCAGCACTGGCTTTGTTAGCAGCCATAGCAGGATCAACAACACCTGTTTGGAACTGTGTGTACCCAGGCATCTGTTGAATGTTTGCACTCTGTCCAGGCTGTAAATAACCAGCATACATCTGAGCCAATTGAGCTTGGTATGGAGCCATTGGATTAGCTTGAGCAGTAGCAGAGCCAGGCCCAGAACCGCCAAACCCCAAGGCATTAGTAATAGCTCCACCAGTAAGGGAGTTAATACCACCAGCTATACCCAAGCCAGCAGCTAAACCACCCGCAGTAATTCCAAAAGTCATTTTAGTTCTCCGTGAGAAGTTCTTTAGTTGAGGCAATTAAACCTAGTTCTTCGTAAGAAGGAGCAATAACTTCTTCTTCCATCTTGTCTAGATTTTCTTCACCCAAGTGTTTTGTGAGGTGAACTGTTACCCAGATAGTATCTTCTTCTGCAATAACAGCACGCTTAAGACCTACCTCAGAAACAAAGATGCAGGGAGCTTCAAAATACTTTGGCCCAAACTCTGTTGACACAGCGACTTTACCTTGCATGATAAAGTTTAAATGCTGATGCCTATGTATTTTACCTATGATTAGCGTACCTTTGGGAATAAACATTTGTCGGGCATAAGTGCCACAACCGTACTTCTCATCAATAGGGGCGTAGTGGTGAGTCAGTTTACAGTCAGGTAAGGTGTCTTTCATTAGACCTTCAGCAGCCATCTTTAACATGCCCTCTTGGACATTCAAGATGTTTTCTCTAAACTGAACTTTAGCTAGAGAGTTATTGCTGCTATCAATGGTTACATTTGTACTCATGTCTTACCTTTTGTATTGGGGATTACCACCAACACCTTGCTCTTGATCCATCTCACCTATGCGGAAGTCAATCTCAGCAACATCTAAGCGAAGAGGTACATTATCTGTACACAAGAACTGCCAAGACCTACGACGATCAGCACCACTTAAGTACACTTGAGAACGAGCTGCATTTAGATTAACAGGGCGAGGTACAGAGTAACTAACGTAGTCATTACCTGAATGACTGATGTACATAGTACCAGCTACTTTATCACCAACTATTTCTAAACGACCATAGAACTTACGTTTAGTAGTACCGTTGTCCATGATATTAGTAACAGACCTACAGTAGATAGGTTGCCCATTATCTTGGTAGACTTCAGTGTTTAACTGGTACAAGATAGCCCTATCGTCATCTAAGCAGTAGGGAATGTTGTTTAACTCAGCATAGAACGTAGGACGGAAGTACATCTCATAGTACGTACCTGGGTTAGGTTGATCGTTAGATGCCATAGCCCATTGAGTCCATGTGTACCACATCTTCTCATCAATGTCGTACACAAGAGTCTTGTTTGAATCAATAAGAGTTAAGACGTAAAACGTATGACCACTAGTCTTGTAGCAGTAAGCACGTACGTTAACTAAGTCATCAGCTTCTAAGTGACGATCAATGTGGCTAGTAGACACCTTAACAGGAGATACACCATCCATGATGTACACAGACTTGCCGTACGTACGAGTAGTACCAACCCACAGTACCGTGTTACTAGTAGCAACAATGCTGTCCCCATTAGCACAGCCAATTTCATTGGTGTAGCTGGCAGCTAGGGCAAGAGGAGAACCAGGGTAGTTACCAGCATCGTAGAAGAATTGCGTACTAGTAGCACCAAAAGCTATGAGGTAGTTTAGGTGTTTAGCAATACCAACAAGGGTATCTGTAGTCTGTTCAAAGCTTAAGAAGCTAAGAGCGTTCCAAGATTTAGGATCACCAAGGTTGCAGTTGTAGATGCGGTTATTAGTTGTACCTATAAACACATAGTTGTCTAGGAACACAGCACCAGATACAAACGGACCACTAGGGAACGAGTTAAGAGCTGGAGTTAACACAGCTCCGTTACCTAAGTCTTGAATAGTAACCGTACCAGATACGTCAGCAACGTTAGCAATGTTTAACGTAAGGGTTGTACCGTTGATGCTAGTAATGTAAGCGTTAGGAGCCACACCAGTACCTGTAACGTACATACCTGTATATACACCCGTAGCACTGGATACCGTGATCTCATAGAACCCATTAGAGCCTGTAGCAGTAGGTGTTTGAGTAGCAGGAAGGTTAACTGTACAAGTACCAGCAGAGCTAAGACCACTACCAGGGTTAGTCAGGGTTACAGTACTAATAAGCCCGTTAGTAACAGTGGCGGTAGCAGCAGCGCCACTAGCAGAAAGGCTAAGGGTAATACCACTGCTGTAATTAAGCCCAGGATTGTCAATGCTAATATTGACAAGGTAGGTATTACCAATAGCACTAAAAGAGCCGCCTTGAGTAAATAGATAACCGTTGACTTTGTTTTGGATAAATAAGTAAGAGTCAAGGAATGTCCTTACAAAGTAGCTCTGACTAGTAGATGCAGACGTAGTACCAATGGTACTCACAGACGGAGTACTAGGATTAATTTGATACACCGTGTTATTAATAACACCAACCAAGTTACCGTTGTATGGGGTTAACCCTTGTGCTTGGGTGTAATTAGGTGGAGTTACGGATGTTACTTGAGTAACGTATTGCAACCCAGGACGTTTAACCCAATCACGCTTACCACCACTGCTATCAAAGAAAACGTTAGCACAGTACGAGTCAGTAGCAAAAGACCCGTTACGACTTTCAATAGGTTGGGTAAGAGCAATACGTTCGGTAGTCATGCTTACCGTCCGTAAGAGTTAGTGTTGGTAGACCTAAATTCAGGCATAAAGAAAGTACTAGAAGCTTCAACGTCCCAATCAGACAGCTTTTCTTTGTACATAGCAGCACGTTGCATAATCTCTTGGCGGTAGTTCATAGGAACACCGTACTGCATAGACAGCTCATCAGCTAGTCCCCAGACCAAATAGTTCTGCCACTCAATAGGAAAGTCAGGAGTATCAGTAGACGTACCCGTGTTTAGGGTAACGTCATTGATAGGCATCTGAGCAATCACGTGCAACTGAATGTTAGTCTGCGAGTTAAGGTCAGGAGTCAAGTACACATACAACACACCATAAGTACTACGTGGATCGTAGAACAAAGTGTTAGCAGTACCAGTAGAGAACTTAGATCCCAATACGTTGTACTCTTGTTTAGATACAAGTAATACAGGTGTATCAATAGGAGGAGACACTTGAATGTTACGGTAGAACCCCTGAATAATCTTCAAAGGTTTGTCAGTAATAGCTACTGTAGGATTCAATGAATCATACATCAACGTAGAAGAAGATCCACCCAGTGTGTATGTAGTTTGATTAGCTGTAGTAGGGATGATCAACTCAGAGATTTTCCACAACTTAAGACCGTCAATACTTGCTTGTTTAATGAGCAAGTTAAGAGCCATCAAAGCATTAGCGTAGGTGTTTGAATCAGGAGTATCTCCAATTTCAAGAACACCTAACCGACCTAATGCTAGGGATATGATCTGACTGCTGCTAATACTGTAGGTAGAACTCATGTTGTTTATCCAATAAGGAAGCTGTTTAAGCTAGGAGCTATCTTACTAGGAACCATACAGCCAGGAATACCTGAGCTAGGTATAGCGTATGAACCCTCTAGGGTACACACAGGACGGTATCCGTTATCTTTGTTAGCAGCAGCACAATCAGCTACGCCATAGTCTGCAACTCCATTGATACCAATGAGGTCACATACAAAAATAAATTGATCTTGCTGCTCTGATCTAACGAATGGTGGTGTCTGAATATCAGCAACACCGTGTACGTAGTCTTGAGGTTGACGAGGTTCCCAGTCACCTTGGCAGACCATAAGTCCGTCCCAACGTAACCGTAACTCACTTTCTTTGTATTTGCGACCACATTGGTCACATATAACTAGCCAGGAACCATTGTCCCATCTTGATCTGTAAGACATAGAATGTTCCTAGTAACAAGTTTGTTAGCGCACCTTTATGATTTGACCTCTAAATTCAATGTGGTCTTTATCAAATTTATGTACAAGTTCTGGGTATAACAGTCTGCCATTATGGAATGTTAAGACAGCAAAACCACTGGCCCAGTTTGTAGGATTGTCTTCAGTATAGTTATAAAATTGTGGTCCGTCAATTTCTGATAGACAACCAGTATCTACACCAAACCTACGTCCATTGTAATCTGTAAATCCAGTTACTTTTAAAGCGTGAAGATGTCCTGTAACAATAGATACTCCGCTATTAAGAGTGTTGTTGTGGGTGGCATGGATACCACCTTTCCAACGATGTTTAACAACGACATCATTTGTAGGCCAACAAGACCAGCATATATCCCAAGCAGGTACGTGATCACTAAGACGACTACCCTGCACACCTTCTAGTAGGGGAGCATTAGCTGAGATATAGTTCTCAAACCTAGCGTCATGGTTCCCAAGTGGGAATGTAAGTTTGACGTTATGTCTAGCTGCCTTAGCAGCATCTTCTATTTCACCTAACGCTTCTTTGCAAGCTTTAAGCTCTTCAACAAGCGTCGGGTTTTGTGTCCAGCCAATTCGGGGCCATCTACCGCTGGTACTCCCATCAAAAGCGTCACCGTTACAGATAACAGCCTTTGGCTGGAGTTCCTTAATAAGGTGTAGCAGACCATCAAAAGCAGTGGAACGAATCCCAGGCCAAAAATGAGCATCAGAAAATACGATGACAGTTCCATTTTCTATTCCTAGCAGTTTACGAGCTGGATGTTCCCGAGACACTATTCTTTGACCAGAAGTTACTAGAAGTTCTCCGTATCTTTCCTCTAGGTTTCTTCTACGTTTGTTTAGACCTCTAATGCCTAAACCAGTTATCTCAGAGATTCTAGTCAATGATCCATAAGTTTCCCATAGAGCTTTAAACTCTTGATCACTTACTTTAGGGGTAGGCATAATTGTTCCAGTCGCAGTTATGGTGGCTCGATTAACACTTGACAGTGTTACGCCAGTATGTCAAGCGAGGAACAATTTAGATTCTTCTGCTCTACGAGTAACTAAACCAGGAAGAACTTTACCAGCAGCTTTGTTCCACTTATCAAACTCTGCTGCAGCACCATCAAAGTCATTGTTGTTAATCAACCGAAGCATAGTGCTACCTTTGTAGTTACCTATGCCTACGTTGTAAACAAATGAACAGATAGCAGCTTTCTGATTGTCATTCAAAGGCACATGAGTAACAGCATCAATGCGATCACCCAGTGTATGCAGACGACCTAACAAGTCTTCTTCAGCTTGTTCTTGTGTCCACACAGTACCCTTTTCAATGTCAGAACCAGTAGCACCATAGCCAATAGTCCAAGGATCACCACCTGTAGCAGGATCAGGATAAGCAGTTAGCTTACAACCTTCGTGACGTTTAATTTCTTGTGCAGCAATTTCTAACCAGCTCATTGTTTAGGTTCCAGTAGTGAGTTATAGGATGCAATACAGGCGTTTAGTTTTTCGATGGCGTTGTCGCCTCGTTCTGTGAGGGAGACAAGAGCTTGAGCAGCTCCTGGGTCAATGTTGCAGCTTCCGGTGTTATTGGTACTGGCAGTGGTGGGATCACTGGACATTGGGCTACTACAGGAACCGGCGATTGACAACCGAACAGAGCCAGAGGCAATATGATCCCTAAGCTCCGCAGCAGCTTGATTGGCCTTGGCTTGCGTAGAGGCCAAATTGCTAGAAATGTTGGCAACTGTTCTGTCTCGTTCATCACTGATCTCCTTTGATCTTTGGTTTGCTGCAGTTAAAGCCGCTTGAGCTGCGGCACGTTCTTCACTTATCCCACGTTGGGCATACTCGTATCCACCAAACAAACAGGCTAGCCAAGTTGTTACTAGGAACAACCAGAAGTACGGATTAAGAAACATTAGGTTTGCTTTCTGCAGTTCGTTCTTGGGTCTTACCCCAACTAGATACACCCATGACAGCACCCATAGCTAGGTGGAACAGACCACCACCTTGCAGTGTCATAGGTTGCCATTGACGATAGGCATCGTTGACAGCTTGTGTCTCAAACTGTTGTACGTACAGGTACAAACAGGGACCAACAACAAAGTCAAAGAAACAAATGAAGCAGTAGGTAAAGCCCATGAGTCCTCGCCAATGGCGGGACATAAAGTCTTCTTGTCTTTTAGTTCTTGTGCTTGTAGCCATGATGCTGTTCTTTTTTAGCAGTCTCAACAATGTCTGAGACTACATAGTAACCACCAACAAATAACACAACAAGCAACACAAGGACTAAACCAATGATCATTGCTTCTTCTTGTTCTTTTTTAATTTTGTTAGCACGATCTCTAGCAGCTTGTTCAGCATACTTATCAGCTTTGTCCATGCTGGCTGCACGGCTTTTAATATTGTTCCAAACATCTACTTTCCCCGCTTGCATGAATAGCATTTGAAGCTCAGACTCAAACTGTTTAGTTTGTTCCAGAGCCATTTCAATTTGAATGGCAGTGCCCATGTTAGAAGCTTGACCAGAGTCTTTAGCTTCTTTAATTGCTTGGACACCGTTGTTCTTAGCATCAAAGTATTTGCCCAATACAGGACCTAGCGACGCAACATCGTCCACCGTAGCACTCATCTTCTTGACGAGTTTTACGGCAGACTGTATTGCTGCTAGGGCTGTAATTGGATCAATCATTTAGATTGTTAAAAAATTAAACGTTCTCAGTAGAAGGTTTTGGTTCTTCAACAGCAGGAGTTGCAGCAGGTGGAGCTGCTTGTTCATTAGCTTGTTGTACAAGCTTTTGAACGTGAGCTTGCATAGCTGCAATACGAGCTTCCATACATTGAATCAAGTCACGCAGCTCTTCAGCAGTGTGTGTAAAGTTAAACATTTTCTTCTTCCCCTTCTTCTTCATCTTCAAAAACTTCTTCTTTGTCTTCTTCAATGTCGATCCATTCGATGTCGTCATTGACAAAAGCAACAATCAAATCAGCCAACTCAACCCATTCGCCATCTTCGTGACCAACGGTATCAATAGCCAACTCAACAGCACGGAAACGGACATCTTCTTCGGTAGTAAACAACATGGTAGTTCCTTTAAAGCCGCTAGTAATGGGTAGCGGTAAACCCAAGTACATGCTAGTCTTCAATTATTACTTTCCTGTTAAAGAATGCCAGGCCACAGTAATAGCACCTACAACCACAGTAATGATGCCAATGGGTTTAGCTAAAGAAGCAATCCAATCTAGAACTTTTAAAGCACCTTTAAGAGCAGAAAATGCTTCAATAAGTTCTTTGGTGTTCTTCTCAATAGCATCTACTTTAGCTTCAACTTTAATAAGTCGTTCGTAGATCTGTTCGTGGCTAATGGTTGTAGTGTTTTCCATGTTAGCCTCAGAAGATAGTTACCACAGCATTGACAGGAACAGCAGAACTAAAAGTAATGGTAGTGCTGTTAGTGCGAGCGTAGCTAATGTTTGGAATTTGAAAGATACCATTGATGTATACCACACCAGATGCGCTACTAGGAACAGTAAACACTGTTTGACCAGATGTAGCTGTGATATTTGTAGGAACACCAACAATAGGTTGCAGAGCAAGAGCTGCAGCACTAACTGCATTTAACCAAGATGCAGATATGGGTGGACCAACAAGGTCAACATACGTAACGTTTAAAGGATTGCTCATGGTGTTGTTTCCTGTTTAATCCAAGGCAGAGGTGGGTTAGCAGCAATAGCAGCCAGTTGACGAGCTAATTGACCCGCTACTTGGGCTTCTGTGTCTGGTTGCAAATTGGTTGTAATTGTAGTCGTTGTGTTCTTAATGTCATCAAACAAAGTATAGGTAACAGGCTCAAAGCACCAAGCCAAAACTTGAGATTCTTGCAAGTCGTTGTAGGCTGTAAATGGATTAGCTGGCTCACCCAATTTAGCCGTTCCAGCAGCCGCAGCGGTCAAGTTGTTAACGTCATCCGTACCGACACACATCCAATCAGCGTAGATAACCACATCGGTCTTGCCATCAACAGATGGGTTCACCGTCATCTTAGGAATTGACCATTTATAAGTGATAGCCATAATTGTTCCTTTTAAGCCAAAGTAAGAGTAGCTGACCGAGTAATGCCATCTGTGCCACGCACCAACACTTTTAAACTTGTATTGCTAACCAATTGAAAACTTAATGTTGAATTTGTAGACAAAGATGGCGCAGAAGAACTGACATTAGATATAAAGTTACCAGTAGTAACTTTTAAATCACCAGTTGAAACTGTTAAATTATCTAACGATGTTGTAACATTCGTTTGCAAAATAGAGTTGGCTGTGCTTCCAGTAGAATTTACTGCTGCACTTGTATAACCAGTAAAGTAATTGGACGACAAATTACTAATTTGGAAATTGTTAAGATATACGCAATAAGCGTTACCATTAGTAGAACAATTATTTCCAGTTATGTTTGAGTTGTAAACTCGACCGCCAGTACCGCTTCCACCAAGTTGCAATGCTGGCTGCGCTGTAACGACTTCAAAGTGATTTCCAATGATGTTAGCGCAAAGTGGGTAAACAATGTAAATACCACCTAAGACATTTCCTTCAATGTCGTTGCCAATAATGGTTGCTTCTACGGATTTGTCTTGTCCAGCATAAACACCCCAATAATTGTTAGCTTGAATACGGCAAGCACCAATGTAAATTGCACCAGGGCCATAGTTTGCGCTCAAAAATTGAATACCATGACCTTCACATTGTTGAATGGTAGTTTCAATAATTCCTATGCAAGCAGAATTATTTGAACCAGTACCTTCAATTAAAATGCCAGCAGATGTATAACCAGCATTATTCCCATTGATATATACATTGTTAATATATGTATGATATTCATCTACAATGTGAATTGCCGTTGCCGCTGTTGAACTTGTGATGGATAGCTGAGATATTGTTTTATAGTTGTTACCCGCACCGCCGCTAGTTGAATAAATTGCATCACTTGAACCAGTATAGCTAATAACGCTGCTAGAACCTGCACCAAACAATTCTGTTTTGTTTGCAAGCGTTAATGTTGAAGTTGTTTTATATGTGCCTGTTGGCAAAAAAACAGCGCCATTAGCATTGATTGCCGCTTGAATAGCGGAGGTGCTATCAGTAGTTCCAGTAGGGTCAGCGCCAAAGTCTAAGACATTGGCAACAGCCCCAGTAATCATCGAGTAACTTGCTTTAGTCAAAGACATTGAATTTTCCTATGAAATGAAATAAGTAAAAGACATAACAATGTTTGCTGTGGCTAACCAGCCAGAAACATAGAATCTATTGTTTCCTGTGTATACATAGCCAGCACCAACTTTTGTCACCGTATTGCTATCAATAACAACGCCATTACCCGCATTATTTCCAGCAACTGCAACGGCAGTAAAAGGAAGCCCAGAAAACGATGTTGAACCAGCAGTTGCCGCAGTTGATGTGGTTGAATCAATACAAGCAATACAAGTCACCTGCCTACCAATTCGAGTGTATTTACCCGTGTAAGTAGGTGTTCCAACAACAGTCAAATTTGTAGGAGAAGGTGTCCAAGTACCTTCTTCATACCAATTCAGCAACTGGCTTGTCATCCCCGATGCGGGAGTGTTGGCTGTGAAGTTGATGCCTTTACCTGCTGTATCTACGGTTGCGTTACCAGAAAAGTGAAAATTACCACCAAGAGTAAATCCACCCAATACTGTGCCATTTAAAACTACATCAAAGTTACCGCTTGCATAATTTCCCCGTAATCGCCAATCAGCAACACCGGGAATAGCAAACCGATAATCTTGATTTGCCGCACCAGTCATTTGAAAGCCAATTGTATTAGACGAACTATTTGTTCCAGTTGTTGTAATATTTGTAGGCGTTATAGCAATAGCATTTGTAAAGTCAGTAACAATTGCTTTGACTGTTGTACCGCTTTGATTAAGCGGAACAACCTCACTACCCGTTAGTGGGGTGGAAGCAGAACTTAACGCTGATATTTTTGAATTAGACATTTAAGAATAGCTTGTCCAAGGGCCACGAATTTCAAGATTCATTGTTCCGCTCGAAGCGTTAGCGGTTGTAGGAGTCCATTGAACCAAAAGATTTGCACCGCTTGCAACATAAGAAATTGCACCAGTAGACCCGCAAGTAACTTGCGTATCTTGCACAATTGTCAATGTTCCGCCGCTGTTAATGACATTGCAGCCACGACTATTTGAATAGTAATTATCGCCAACTTGTGCGCCTTCTGCATGGGCCGACAGCTTTAAACCTTGACCAGTTGGTACTGGAACTGTAAAAATTGTCGCAGCGGATGTAGAGCTTGTTGAAATAGCTTTTTTAACAAATGCGTGTTGTTGCCAATCATGTTCAACAATGTTAGCGCCAGAGTTATAGCGTTTCCATTGGCGATAAGCATCTTGTGTGCCGCCACCAATGTTTGTTGGAACTACAAAATCAGAAACATAATTGTCAATAATTCCATTGCTAGCAGATTGACCACCAAATTTACTGACTTGATTTGCTGTTCCAGCAGTTAATTTTTGCTGAGAAGAAAATTGACCATAAACACGAGATTCAACAGTACCAAGGTTAAGAACTCTGGTTGTACCAGACCATCCACCCCAAAGCGTACCAAACTCAAAAATTTGACAAGTTGAATCGTTAATCAAAATACCATAATCGCCAGTACCTTCAATATCTACACCAATCATTGTGAAAAAACTGTAATTGGAGAAATATAAAGCTGTGCCAGATGTAATAGTGCAAGCACCATTCAAAATAACGCCTTGAGCATAAGCAAAAGACATTTTTTCAGCAGCTACGTCTTTAAGTGATAGAGTTGTAATACCATCACCCGAGTTACGTCCCATAAATAATAAAGATGCGCCTTCGGTATCTATTTGCTCCATACAGCAAGCATAAGCACCATATCCAGCAGGGCCGCTAGTCATTTTGAATGAATAGCCGTTTGCGGTAGGAATGTTTTTAAACGTCAATCGTTTGTAAGAGCCAAACCAACCCCCATCATGCAAGATACCAATACATGATGAGCCAGAAGGTGAAGTAAAACGAACTGAAAAATCGTTGCAATTTATATCCATGCCCTGAGCATAGATTGCAGTACCAGTACCGCCATAGAGAAGTTCAACACCTAAACCATTTTCGCCAGACCCACGATAGCTGCTTGTTGCACCAGCCAAATGCACATTGCTAGGAATTGAAATAGCGGGGGATGCAGTCCCCAAATAATAACAACCAGTAGGAAACCAAACAGTTGCACCCGACAAAGAACTAGCATAATTTATGGCTGCTTGAACTTTGCTAGATATATCGTTAGTGTTTGAACCAGATTGAACTGTTGCAATATCTGAAAAAGATAAATAATCAAATACGCTAATAGTTTGCTGCAACTTAGCTTGAACCGTAGTAGTTACTGCGCCTGTGCCACTAGGTGCATAGGAAATACCAGCAGCACTACTTTGAGAAGGTACTGTGTTGTAGACAGCGTTATTGACGTCGTTAAGCCAAGTGGAGGCAATTACTGTCCCACTTGTAAAAGTCGTTGAGGACATACCAACCCCTTATTAAACGCCCATGATCACTTGGACAGTAGCACTAGTACCCGAGATAGCAGTAACGTTAGCACGAACATAACGCCAAGTACTAACAGATGTGTATCCATCAGTAGCGGTAGTTGTACCACTTAGTGTGAAGGTATTGATAGTTACCCAGTTAGAGTTAGTACCGTTGTAGGTAGCATCCTCGTTAGAGCCTTGCATCACAACAGTAGCACCAACAGTACCTGTACCAGTCACAATAGCTTGGAAAGTACTCCAAGGACTTTCTTTGTAGATAGGCGAAGAAGCACCAGTAGCGGTAGTAGAGTTAACACCACTAAAAGCAAAGTAACGTGGTTGTTCGCCACTCTTAATTTTTACGTCAGACATTTCATACTCCCATTTTGCTGATGTCTAGCACAATGAAGAATGATCCTGTACCTTTGAATACCATATCAATCTCGTGACCAATAAGCCCACCTACCCAACCTAAATCAATCTTGCTACGACCTTCTAAGGGAAGAACGTAAGGTTGATTACGATAGGAGAGCATAACCTTCAATCCAGACTCAACCATAAATACAGTTGAGTCCAGACGAATGTTAGATGGGTTACCAGATAACCGACTGATGTCTATAGCATCAAATACAGAATCATCCTCATGCTCAATAGTACCTGTTACTAGTAACACAATGTTCTTACCACCATCGGCAGCAATAGACACCGTGATAGTGTCACCAGTTTCTTTATGTACTATTTGTTTGTGCATCGTTGTTTACTTTTGATTAACGCAGAACTTCTTGGCAAGCCAACACAAAGTCAGTAGTCAAAGTGTCAGTAGCTGTAGGAGTAATTTGGAACACTGGAGCAATCAAAGCATTGGTCAAAGTAGTACCAGAAGAACCAATAGTAGGTGCAGAGATACGAGCAACAGGACCAGTGCCAGAAGTAGTGTTACCAGAGAACACAATCATGTCAGTGCCATCGTAGTAGAAAGCAACTTCAAAAAAAGTATTAGCAGCAGCAGTAGCAACACCAGTTACCAAAGTAGTGGCAGTACCGTTAACAGTAGACACCAAATTGATGGAAGTAGAAGAAGCAGATTTAGCAAACCACAATCCATCGTTAGTAGATGAACCAGCTTGCAAACCAACGTAGAAAGACACGCTACCAGCAACAGCAGAAGCTTTAATGCGAGTAGTAAACCAAGAACGATTACCAGCGGTGAACTGGAAGAATTGACCGTTCTTGTAAGCAGAGCTAGCAGTAGTAGTACCACCAGGAGTCAAGACAGCCAAGCCACCAACACCAGCAGTCAAAGCAAAAGTAGAGCTAGTACCAGTGACAGTGTAGTCAGTACCAATCAAGGTATTAAAGTCATTGGTGTAGGTAGAGCTACCCAAAGCTTGAGTGCTACCAGTGTGAAAAGGATCGGGGAAGGGGAATGAGTACAGAGGCTCGTTAACGTATGCAGTAGAAAGACCTGCATAGAGGCGGGTAGGATTAGACATGATAAGTTCCTTTGACGTTGTATAAAACAACGCCCAATTAAGGGCGTCATTGGAAGACTAGATTCTACTTACATTTTCTTTTTAGTCATAGTCTTTTTTGCAGTCATCTTTTTGGCTGCAGTCATCTTTTTCTTTTGTTCACCTTCAGCTTTAACTTTAGGTTCAGGCTTTTGGCCCATTTCTTTGCGCTTTTCGTAACCCATGATAAATCTCCAATTAGATAAAAGAAACCCCCCAATTAAGGGGGGTAGTTGTTACTAGTAACAATTAGGGACCGTTAGAACCCCACACAGCACGTGGATCAGACCAGCCAAAGCTGTAACGTTCGTAACCCTTAGCTTTAACGTTCAGGGTGTCGAAGTCATTGTCTTGATCAAACATGATGGCGTGACGTTCGTAGTACTTCATACCAGTGCCACCAGGGATGGTGTTACGGATAAACCAAGCGTGAGGCGAGGTGAAGTAGTGGTTCACTTTAAAGCCACCTGGGAGGTAGTTGCCAGACTTAATGACGTTGATGTCATTGTTGGCATTACCAGTTTGGTAGCTAGAGTGCAGAATGCGTTGAGCATTGAACACTTCTTGACGAGCGATGTGCAAGTCTTTAGGTTGAATAGCAACCAACAGACCACGGTCGTTTTGCAGACCCATGATAGCGATCACTGCATCTTCCAAAGCTGCTTCAGACAAGTCAACGTCAACGGTAGGCTTGTTAGCAAAAGTACCGCCAGTGGTATTGGGGTGAGCAGTGGAGCACAAAGCAACACCGTCGCCACCAGTATAAGTACCATTGAAAGCACGGTTGTAAACGTTAGCAGCAACGTTTTCTTTCGTTTGACGGAAAGACATAGCCAAAGCTGCAGCACGTTTCTTGGACACTTGTTCGTACAAGTTGTCGTCCATTTCTTCCTTGGTCACGATATAACCCATTGCGTAAGCAACGTGTGTATAACGAGTAATGAAGCCTTGGATTTCCGAATCGTACTGAACGCCAGCGCCTTGTTCCTTAACGGGAACCAGACCAAAGCCAGTCAGTTGAACGTCTTCTTCGTAGTTTTGAGTAGAAGTGTCTTTGTCAAACAAGTTGACATACTCTTCAGGATGCTCATTATAGGTTTGACCCCACCAAGCTTTGACACCAGGCCAAAGAGCTTTTGGGTGCGAACCCGTAGTAATTACACCAGCCATGTTATTTCTCCTTAGTTAATTAGATTAGGCAGTACCTTGGGCTTGCTTGAAGAACGACTTGTTCAAAACAACGTTCACCTTAGCATAAGCACCAGCAGCATTGTCTTGGCGTTGAGCCAAACCAATAACTGTGAAAGGCAGACCCAAAGAACCACTGGAACCCAAAGCGGTAACAGTAGAAGCTTTGATGGTCAAGCTAGATTGGGGTGACGATTGAGACAAGCTGTCAGCAGCAGTCCAGTTACCACCAACGTTCTTGAACACGTCAGCCAATGCGTATGTATCAGCCTGAGCTTCAAACACAACATGGGGATCAGTAACAACGTAGATGTAACGCAGACCAGCCGATTGTGGCAAATAGATTTTGCCAAGGTCAATATCCAAACCTTGCAAGCTAACACCAGGGTCAGCAGGACGGATACCAACAATAACACCCAGAGGCAAAGAGGTGTCAGCGGTCATTTTAGTGACGTAAGCAATACCATTTGAATCTGAACCACCAGCGTACGTAACCACATCGCCAATGGCGTAGGTGTTAGTAGCGTCGTTAGCCACAGCAAACAATTGGCCTTGCTCGTTAAAGGCTGCGCCGGTAATAGTACCTACTGGCGACAGACCACGAGGGCGAGAAACGTTAGCCATTTAAGACTCCTTTAAAAATTAAGAAACTTTAATACCACCTTGGGGTACATAGAAACCTTCAGTGTTTCCAGTAATCTTCCCAGAACGAATACTAGCGTCAATCATATTATTCTTAGCTTGAAGTTCGGCTTGATCTTCCTCATACCATTCTTGCCGGATCTTCATAAGATAACCGTATTGCTCAGAACCCTCTGCACGAGGATTTACCAAGTATCGAATCCTATCTCCGAGGTCGCCGTTACGACTAACCACATTCTCACTTACACCACCTACTTCAGTTGGGGTAACAAACTCATAGCCACTTTCCATAGCCTCATGAATACGACCACCAGTATCAGTAAAGATGTGGAGGTGGTATCCAGGGATATGTTCTCTAACACTTAATTTAACTTCAGTTCCGTTAAATACGTTACGGCGTTTACGAGTCGCACCATCACTAGCGGGAGTGGGTTTAGCTGAACTATCTTGTTGTTGGCTCAAACGGGCATTTTGCCGTTCAACTTTTTCTTCATAAGTCAAAGCACGGGGCATCATATTCTCCTTTAAATATAAAATCAATTCCAGTCGTAATCAGCGAGGTACTGTTCACGGGTCATAAGCTTTTGTTTTACGAACCGATCACATGCAGCCTTAGCTTCAGCAGGTAGATTGTCATAGCTTTGGGCACTACCTGCAGCACCCCGAGTCTGACGACCTGAACCTGATTCGACCCGACTAGCTGGAGTTTGTTTCTTACCAAATCGTTGGGGAAACTCTTCTGCCAATGCTTCGTCTAACTTTTCAAGAAAAGGCTCTCCCTTAAGGTTAGGGAACTCTAGTCTTAAGCTTTCTCCAATGCCATTAGCAATGCTGGTCATACGGCGATCCTGACCAAACCAAGTGTTCTTATCTAACCAATTTTGCAGACCTGGGTCTGTAACTTGGGTAGAAGTCTCTGGCGTAGTAGGTGCTTTCTCAGCATCTTTAGCGGCTTGCTTTGCTTCTTTAAACTCTTCTTTGGCAGCATCCAAAGCATCATCTAAAGCATTTACTTTCTGTCCGTCACCATCGCTAATAGCTTGGGCACGGGATTCTTTTATCTCTTTAATACGATTCTCGTATTCCTGGGCCTTACGTTCATAAGCATCACGTTGGAACTTTTTAAATTCCTCAGCAGCTTCTTTGAACTCCCGTAATTGTTCTTTGGTGGCGTTCAGGTCTTTAATAAGGTTCTCGTTATTCTTACGCAGAATAGGGAGGATCTCACGACCACGCTTTACAAAGACATCTGCATCTACCCAATCAGCTTCATTACCACGGAAGCGTTCTTTAGGAACCCAACCTTGTGATTCAGCTTCTTGGCGAATCTCAGGTGCTACTTCGTTACTAGTAACATTTGCTTCATCACTCATATCTTACTCCTGTGTTTATTTATTCGTCAACGATTATGCTTTAGCCAAATACGGATCAACCAAATCAACGTCAGAATCCAAAGTTCCTGTAACGTCTTTATCGTTGATCATTCGATACTGTTTGCCATCTTTACCAAGGTAAAGCAAACCAGCATACTTAGCAAAAATAATCTTATCTCCAACCTTGCACCAAGGTGTAGGTTCATCTGAATAGCATTGATCACCAATGGCTACAACGATGCCTGTAGTGTTACCCATTTGTTCTCGGGCTTCAGTTGTCTCTGTAGTTAGGATAATCCCACCAGCAGAAACCTTTTTGACTTCTTGTGGTTTAACAAGAACTCGCCACCCAACAGGGTTAATTCCAGACTCATTGCTCATTTGTGGCTACCTTTGCTTCAAACAGATCTTCATACTCTAGGTTAAGGATAATGGCAATTGCTCGACACCGACCTTTAACTTCTGCCTCATCTTCGTAAGAGTGGTTAACTAAACCCTCTTTCATTGCTTCTCTATCTTCGCTTAGTAATCTCATTAACCTAGAAGTGACTGGATGGAATTTCCATTCTTCAAAGTTTTCTTTAGTTACAACTTCCAATTTTTACTCCTTACTTACATTGGTTGTGCCATCTGAGGCATTGGCGATTGTGCCATATCCTCAGCTCCTCCCTGACCTGCATCAGCAGCCATACGAGCATAAACATCGTTCATAGTCTTAATAGCTCCTAACACACCCTCTCTACGCTCACGCTGCAAAGCGATCTGCATATTGATCTCTTGAATACGCATCTTCTCACCTTCAGTAGCAATACCAATTTTGATTGCTTCTGCTTCGGCTTGTAGCTTCTGAATCTGGGCTTGATTAAGTTCAGCCTCAGACATAAGCTTGAGAAGGGCCATTTTCATATCTAACTGGTCAGAAGCTTGCTTGGCTTGCAACTTCATTTGCTCAATCTGTACCTTCGGATTAACTGGTGGAGGTACAGCGTTAGGTCCTTTAGGATCTGGAAGAATCTTGTCAATGTTAGGAACCTTCAAAGCCTTCAAGTAAGTAACTTCAGCTTCGTAACGGTTATACAAACCAGGGGTATTACCCACACGCATAGCAATAGCGTTGGCTTGGGCTAGACGTTGAGCATCGGAAGTGATGCTTGGATCAGCAGAAGGCATAACGTCAGTTACTGGGCCTTCATAGTCGCTAGCCAAAATAATACCGTTGCTCTTAGCGTCAGACACGTAAGGAGTATTCTCGTTAATAAAGATTTGGTTTAAACGATACAGCTTACGGAACTCTTGTTTTAAAGAACGGTGAGTACGTTTAAAGATACCGTTAAAGATCTTCATACCTTGTTCTGCCATAGTACGGGTAGTCTCAGCAGGAGTATTCTGACCAGGGTTTTGACCTTGAAGAATATCTACAGCACCGCTAATTCGTTCGCCATAGTTAATTAACAAGCTTAACAGGGTAAACAAAACTTGAGAAGGTTCACGTACGGGAAGAGGTACGATACCTTTACGCAAGTCATCTCCAGTGGTATCAACGTGTTTCCACTCAAGAGGATTAAAGTTGTAGTTACCACCACGCAGCTTAATACCACGGCTAAGGAAACCACCAGCAGTGTTTTGCATAGTACCAGTATCAATTAACTGGTTGATCAAGGTATTGATAGACTCATTCAATGGGCCTAACAACACACCAAAGCCTAGATCATAGAAACCACCATCGGGAGATGGAATGAAAGGATACTTAGTAAAGTACTGCTCTGCTTTGATACTAAGAATAGTTCCTTGTTTATTGCGTTCAACATCTTTCTCAGTGTATCGAGCAACAATACGAGCAACTTTTTTATTGTCTCTACGGACATAAACGATATAGGGTTCGGCATATCCGTCATCATCTAAGTCAATGTGGCAATGTTGTTCTAAGATCTCAACAGGAGTGCTTGAGTCATTAGACTGAGGAGGCATCAAGCCTTGAGCTTTATCTTGAGCAGCTTGTAAACCAGAACCCAAAGACAAGTAAGAGTCTTGTTGGCGTTGGCCTTCAGATACATCAATCCAGAGTCCACGAGCTACACGTTCGTAGATCTCGTTCTTATTCATCTGGAGGATATGGGTTACCCGAGAAGCAGTCTCTAAGCTCTTTGTCCAATAGTTGACTACTAAGTCTTTAGCTAGGACGTTCTCGGATATGTTGTGCTTCTTGATGGGATCATAGTAGGTCTTCTTAAAAGCACAGCCAACAATAGGCTGCGTAATAAGAACCTTATCCATCTCAGATTCCCAGTCTTCATCTTCTTCTAGAAGCTGGTAGCTCATGTGTTGTTCAACACGGGTAGCACGTAACGCTCGAAGACCATCTTTATCGTCACCGACAACACGGCACTTAACAGGCAAATCACTATCAATGAGTACAGGATAACTGCGAGCATGGTATTGGAGTGCAGCAATAGTAATGAGAGGAAACTTAACGTTAGAAGCATTAGCCCAAGGAAAGTTTTTAGTCTCTGCAACTTGTAAGGCAAGCTTAAGGGAAGTCTCAGTACGCTTTTCCCAAGTCATGCGTGAGTTAAGGTCTGTATCAAAGTCTTTTACAACCCACATACCAATCGTAGACAAGTCCTCAGCACAGAGCTTCTCAGCTATGTTGGACTCATACATGAGATCTTTAATATCAAACTTCTCTTTTAAATTCATATTTAGTACCCACAGATTGCAGAACGACCTGAGTCGATGTCATTACTTTCACGAATATAAGCCTCGTACTCTTCTTCTTCGAGTTCCTTTTCAGTCGGAGCTTCCCACATCTTATCGAGCATCAATCCCAGGTATGCCCAAGCGTCAACCTGGTCATCGTGCTTATCTCTAGGAAACCTGAGCAGCTCATCTTCAAAGTCCTGATACCATTCAGCTTCTTTATCGAATCGACAGGCTCCACTTCTCATACGGGCTTGGATACTTCTAGCACGGGTGAGTTTATCGCCGCTTGGTTTTAACAACACTGTGTTAATGAACTCACCACGCTTAAGCATCTCCTCATTGAGATACGGGCCTATGGCCTTCTGAATAGTACCCTGTTCGAGTCCAAAGAGTACGGGCTTATAAATCTTTTGAAGCATCAGGATTGTATCCACAATTTCTAATGCGTCCATACGTTGTTTAACAACGTGTACACAATACAACTTACCTTCGTCATCCATACCACCAACAACAAAAGCTGAATAGTCAGCCTTTTGAGATTGAGATACAGCCAAGTCACAGGTAGCGTAATAGACAAGTTTCTTCTTCTTGTCTTCTGTTTTCATTGGTGTGAAGTCAGACTTCTTAAAGAAGGTATCGGTTATATCCAAAGGAATGTTTAACATTTCTTGAGAATACACGTCAGCTAAACCTTGACGCACATAATCTTCTTTAAGCATTCTGAACTCAGTAGCCGACTTCATTTCAGGCCAGAGCAGGGTTTTAAAGTCGTCAGTATGGGCACGATACTTAACGGAC